GTTTACGGGTGGGGGCGGAGGTTCAAAGCCCAAAACAGTCCTCCGGTCCAGACGACTACGTGACGGAAAGATCGCCGAGCACGCTCACGAGGTCCCGATTGTCCATTGACACCAGCTGTTGCATGATAGGCCCGTCCTCGTCATATCTCGGAACGATTTGTCCGTTCACGAGTTTGCGGGCCAGCGGGGTCAGCCGGAGATTCATGGCGGGCGACTTGGACGCCACGCCTGCAAGAATCCCCGCTGCCATTCGCTGGAACACCGCCTTGACGTCAAGCAAGGACAGGCCATAGATGAGGTTTATCGCCGTCGCCTCTTCATCCGCGGAGAGAGCCCTCGTATCAGCGATCAGCTGACGCACCAGGTGTGGATCGGTGACGGGTGTCCACGCCTTGTGCCGCTTTTCGATGAATGGCTTCTCCGATAAGGCTTCGGCTGCCTCTACCAACGGCCGACTCAATGTCGGGAAGTACCTAAACATATAGGCGTGCGAGAGTAGCTTGCCCGCCATATATTCCTCGTGTGGGACGTCGGGGTTTCCGGACGCCCTCAACGCGAGTTTGGGGAGGTACCTCCCAATCTTAGGGACGGGGACGGCTCCGCGTGCGTTGGACTCATAGACCCTGGTTTGCAGGAATGTGGCCTGCTGCTTGTCCGGGAAGGCGATTTCCATCTCCATTCCGTGTTCTGCAGTGGCCTCCATCAGATGAGTCCCAACCACATGTTGGGCGGCCTGAGTCGCTGCGCCCGCGACCCAGATTTCGACGTCGTCCCCATAGACCAGTACCGTGGCGTTCTCGACCCCCGCGTCGAGAAGACCACCGACCGCGATGCAGGCCGCGTTGAACGTGTTGCCGATAGTCCCGGCCTCTTCTCCGCTGTGGCGTTGGCCCTCAACGAAGAACTTCATCCCGAGGTCACGGGAAAACACGGTCATGTCACGCAGCGCCGCTGTTTCGCGAACGTACCAGTCTGGTGCGCTCATTTTCCGATACCACAAAGCCTCATGCTTACGCAATTCCATTGGCTGGGTGGCGTCGTTGGACTTGAAGTCCGACTCGATAACGTATCCGGGACCCTGTCGAACGCGGGCGCGCAACTCTGCGATCTGCTTGTCCGTCTTGCCACACGGAAAGTAGATCTTGATGGGCGAGT